TTGGTGCACTATTTACACCATACAATATTGACACAGCAGAAGGAACTGCAAACTTCTACAACTTGTCAGATGCTTCGTTAACAGGCGGACAGAGTCAATTAGCACCAGGTGCTGATGATTCAACTGCTGAAAATAGATATCTTGCTTCAAACTGGCAGCCACTAGCATCAAGTGATTTTTATGCAAGTGCTGACAATCCAGAAGCGGAACCAGCAGATGGACAACTTTGGTACAACCCAGAGTTTTCAGATGTTGATATCATGATACATGATGGAACAACATGGGTTGGTTACAGAAGTGCAACAAGTCCTTACACTGAAGCAGTCAGCGACAGGGCAGGATACACACCAATAGTTGCTGCTTCTAATCCATACATTGCTGGTACAACTGTTGATGGCGATCTTTGGATTTCAACAGCAGATATTGAAAACTATCCAACAATTTACAAGTATGACAGCAACCAATCAGGACCTGCTTCGGAAAGATGGGTATTAGTTGATAAGACTGATCAAACATCAGAAGACGGTGTACTGTTTGCAGATGCACGTTATGGCGCAACTGGTGCTACTGGTAATACAGCAGCAACCATTAAGGACCTAGCGAAGGTAGACTACCTAGATCCAGATGCTCCAGATCCTGCACTATATCCACAAGGAATGCTGTTATGGAATCTACGTAGAAGTGGTGGTAACGTTAAGCGTTACGCTAACAACTATATTGATATCACAGCAGACAACCAACGCTTCAATAACGATGAAGCAATGACAGACTACGCAACTGATCGTTGGGTTACTGAATCAGGTAACAACGAAGACGGTTCAGGATCTTTTGGAAGAAAGGCACAGCGTAAGGTTGTTGTTCAAAGAATGAAGAGTGCGGTTGACACTAGCAGCCAAATTAGAGATGAAGAGCGTAGAAACTTCAACATAATTGCTGCTCCTGGATATCCAGAACTAATGAGCAACCTTGTTAATCTTAACATTGACAGAGGCTTAACAGCATTTGTTATTGGTGATACACCACTAAGACTAGCAGCGGATGCAACAACATTAACAAACTGGGGTTCGAATGCTAACCTAGTTACTGATAACGGCGACGATGGCTTGGTAACATATGATGAATACCTAGGAACGTTTTATCCAAACGGATTCACAACTGACCTAGGCGGATCAAACGCAGTGGTTCCAGCATCACACATGATGATGAGAACTATTGCACTAAGCGATCAGGTATCGTTCCCATGGTTTGCTCCGGCAGGAACACGACGTGGTGGAATTTCAAATGCAACAGCAGTAGGATACATTGATGCTGCAACAGGAGAATTCCAAACAGTGGCCCTGAATGAAGGACAAAGAGATACGTTGTATGATCTAAAGATTAATCCAGTAACATTCTTTAATGGTGTTGGATTGGTCAACTACGGTCAGAAGACTCGTGCAAGAAATGCTTCTGCACTGGATAGAATCAACGTAGCACGTTTGGTAGTATACATGCGCAGCCAGTTACAGAAGTTGGCTCGTCCGTATATCTTTGAACCAAATGATAAGATTACTAGAGATGAGATTAAACAGGCAGTTGAAAGTTTACTTCTTGAACTAGTGGGTCTAAGAGCAATTTACGATTTCGCAGTAGTTTGTGATGAAACAAACAATACTCCGGCTAGAATCGATCGTAACGAACTGTATGTAGACATTGCGATTGAACCAGTTAAGGCTATTGAGTTCATATACATTCCGTTGCGTGTCAAGAACACAGGGGAGATATAAGACATGCCTATTACATCATTAAATAACTTTTCAGTACCCACAGACGCAGGCAACCAAGTGCTCTTGATGCCTAAGTTAAAGTATCGCTTCCGCGTTACTTTATTAGGATTCGGAGTTAATGCCGCGACTGAACTAACTAAACAGGTAGTTGATGTTTCAAGACCAAAAGTTGGTTTTGAAGAAATGACACTAGACGTTTACAACTCAAAGGTTTATCTAGCAGGTAAGTATACCTTTGAAACAATCACACTTAACTTGCGTGATGACGCTAGTGGCGAAGTTCAAAAACTTGTTGGACAACAGGTTCAGAAACAGTTCGACTTTGTTGAACAGGCTTCTGCAAGATCAGGTATTGACTATAAATTTACTACTAAGATTGAAGTACTAGATGGTGGTAACGGAAATAATGCTGCTGGAGTAAACGTTCTTGAAACTGCTAACTTGTATGGCTGTTTCCTAACTAACGTTGATTACGGAGAGGCTAACTATGCTACCAACGAAGCAATGCAGGTCGCACTATCAATTAGATTTGATAACATGACACAGTGGGGCGCAGGCGAGCAAGGCATCGGTGTTGGTATTGGTGCAGCAGTGGAAAGAACTATTGGCGAATCCACTACTGGTGCTGGTACAGCCCAAGGCTAATACTAGTTTTAGTATTGAAATTAAAAAGCCCGGATTTTTTCCGGGCTTTTTTTATGGCTAAATACTAGTATGGCAAATAAATTTACTAGATTTCTAACAGACGTATTTACAGGACTCACAAATCCAAAGGGTAGAGTATCAAATTATACCCATGCTACACGCTTGTTTATCGATGATAATTTTCGTCTTGCTCCCAAGACGAAATTCAATTACTATCTAAGAATTGAACTAGATCCTAGTGCCCACAAGGCAGCGGGTTTTACTCTTAAGCATGCTGAAGAAACAGGTTTATTGGTTAAGACTGCTGATCTACCAAAATTTAAATTTGATACTGAGACCTTTAATCAATACAATAGAAAAAGAATAGTATACACGATGATAAATTATGATCCTATTAATTTTACCTTTCATGATGATAATCAAGGGGTCATAAATGCCTTGTGGGCAATCTATTATGGTTACTACATACAAGATAGGCATGTTGCTACAACAAATGCATACAAACCAGAAAATGATATGTATAGAGCTAATGATGATGCATTTAATAAATTCCGTTATGGACTCGATAATAACATAAGCGATCCTTTATTTAAAAGTGTAACACTTTATACCATGGGGCGCCGAAGATTTATAGGGTACACATTAATAAATCCTAAAATAACATCATGGGAACACGGAAACAGAGATTATTCTGCAACATCAGACCCTGCAGAAAGTTCAATGACACTTGAATATGAAGCAGTTCTATACTCATCAGGCGAAGTTGGTGAAGGATCGCCAAAAGGATTTGCAACACTGCATTATGATAATTCTCCGTCACCCCTATCAGTCGCAGGCGGTGGCACAGGAAATCTTCTAGGAGAAGGCGGTGTATTGGACGGACTCGAATCCGTGTTCGGTGCCGTGGGCGACGGAACAGCATTCAGTTCCGGAGGCAATTTTTTAAGCACAGCAATTAAAGCAGTAAACACATACAAGGGTGCAAGAGGGTTAAGCAAGGAAGGATTATTAGCAGAAGCAACAAATATTTTAACTAGCCCTGCAGGAACACAAGCAGTAGCAAATACTATAAGTGGAGTTGCAGGAGCCGTGTTTAATAAAAATGATCCTAACAATGGTATCACAAAAGGAGTACAAAAGAAATCTAGAAGTAATATTTCGAACAGTTCATCTTTTGATCAAGAGTTTGCTAATCAAGCCTCAGCACAAAATACCGGAGGCTTTAACTAATGGCAAGTAATCCACAAACTAATTTACCAGCAAAACAAATAAATGACAGTGCTGCAAGAACAAAATTGTTTTTTGATACTTATGGAAAAGCACCTTTAGAATTTAATGCTACTGAAGTTGATGCAACAATAGGATTTTTTACTGGTAGAGGTTTTTCGAAAGAAGCAGCTCAGAGTATTTCGATGAGCATTCTTAAACAGGCAAAATTAGAAAACGTAAAAATATTCACAATACTAGATGACTTAAAAAAACTTGACGGGTTACAGATAAGCGGACTGGTAAGTGAAGTATTAAACAATAATAGACCACCCACATCCACTCTTGGTTATAGACAACGAACTCCTGACATTACAAAACAACGCAACGTGGTACCATAATGGCTAAGTTTGCTCAGGGAAGATTCGAAATGAAAAATCCTGGCAAGTATGTGGGTACTAAAAAACCTCTTGCTAGAAGTAGTTGGGAATTTGTTTTTATGAGGATGCTGGATGAACATTCAGGAGTACAAAATTGGGCAAGTGAGAGCATACAGATTCCGTACAGAGATCCACTAACAGGAAAGTACACAATTTATGTTCCTGATTTCTTTATAGTGTATCAGGACAAGAATGGAAGGAAGAATGCAGAGGTTGTTGAGGTTAAACCAAAAAATCAAACCATGAGAGAAAATGTTGGCAAGAGCAGATACAACCAAGAACAGTACATTAAGAACATGGCAAAATGGGAAGCAGCCAATGCTTGGTGCAAACAAAAAAAATTAAGATTTAGGATAGTCAGCGAGGATGATATTTTTCACACTGGCTCAAAGAGACGATAAGTAATAGTATGACAAAGAAATTAGAAGAATTGTTTAATCTAGAAGATCAAGAAAATACTGAACAAGAAAAATCAGTAGAAAAAGTGGAAACGACCGAAGTGTCTCCGCAACAAATTAAAAGCCTTGATGATAGTTATAAGGAAGTTCATAAGATTACGGGAAATCTTCCAAAAATACAAGAATTGGATTCTATGGAAGAAAAGGATTTGGATAGCCTGGCAGATAAGGCAGAAAAAGCCTATGATGATTTGATGGATTTGGGCATGAATGTTGAAGTAAGATACAGTGGTAGAATATTTGAAGTGGCAAGCAGCATGCTGAAAAATGCCATAGATGCAAAAACAGCAAAAGTGGATAAGAAATTAAAAGCCGTTGATTTACAATTAAAAAAATTAAAAATAGACAAGGATTCGCCGGACGATAATGATGTATTGGATGGAAAAGGCTATGTAATGCTTGATCGTAACGAATTAATTAAGAAATTAAGCGAAAAGGAATAAATACATACATGAAGACGTTTAAAGAATATCTATCAGAAAGCAAGAAAACCTATAGTTTCAAGGTTAAAATTGCGGGCGATTTACCCGAGAGTTTTGCCAACGATCTTAAAGCAAGATTGGAGCATCGTGGTATCATGCAGTTTGAACAAATGAAAACCACTCCGGTTTCACAAGTTCCACATGATTTTCCAGAGTTAACAAACATGGAAGTTCATACGTTTGATGTAATGACAGAGTATCCACTTACACCGACCGAGATTGAAAAAGAAATTTTTGAAATGGGCTGCTGCGAAGCGGGTTATTACAAGGTAAGAAATAGTGCAAGTCCTACAGAGATTGATCAAATCACAGCAGGTGATAATGCTGATTACGAAGGTGCACTGCTTCATGATAATCAATATAACGACGGTCAAAAAGTGAAACACAAGGATTACTTTGGTGACGACTTCAACAAGGGATTTTTAAAAGAACTTTCCAAGGAAGCAAAGGAAAGAAAAAAGGAATTGGGAACTGATAAATTAAAGGCAGACATTTATCAGGACACACCAAAATTAAAACAAGATAAAGCAGGGGTAAAGAGTCCTGTAGGGAGTAACTAATATGAACTTTCATGAACTATTAGCCAAAATGCAGGAAATTGATACAGCAAAGACTGAGGCACCTGTAGAGCAAAGCACAGAAGAATGTGGAATGCCAATGGCACCGAATATGCCTCCAGCAGAGCCTAAGGATAAGGCTTCGATGAGCATTAACATTAATGCACAGGGAGATGCAATTGATGACGTAATGGCACTTATTGCTAAGATGAAGGGCGATGCAAAACCAGATATTAGCGACATGCCTAGTGTTTCTATCATGTCTCCAGGAATGGATGCACCGGAAGGCCCTCCGATGCCAACACCAATTAACAAAATTTTACCAGACTTTGATGGCGATAACGATGACATGCCAGGCGGCGAAGATGATATGGTTGCCATTAAAGCAATGGGCGACAAAGGTGACGATAACGATTATGATAATGACGGTAAACTTGACGCTCATGAAAAAGACCACGACGACGAAGAAAAATTACACAAGACTGTTGACAGAGATGACGACGGTGATCATGACATGGACGACCATGACATGGAGAAAAAAGATAAAGAAGAAGCATATGCTAATGAGCCTGATGAAGATGAGAGAGATATCAATTACATCACTAAGAAAACTTCAGGTGGCATGAACAGAATGAAAGGAACGCATCCTAAGGTAGCAGGCGGAGATAATCCAATGCAGCGTGTTAAGGAAGGCGAAGACCTGCGTGCTTCTATCAAGCAACAATTGCTACAAGCACTAGAAGAACATAAAGGAGCGAAATAATGGCAGACTTACTAACAACAACTATTGGCGGCGGTAGCTCGGTATTAGTCGCTCAAAACAGAAATGCAGTTTCTGCTGCTGATGGCGTTCAACCAGAAATTACAGATATTGATTTTGTTGGAACAAAGCCATTAACAATATTACTAATTGACTTTGTTGCAAATGCAACAGCAGAAGTTGGTGCAAATGAAACTATACAGGCAGTATTTGAAATCATTGGCAAGTATGCTACTATTGTCATTAGAGGCGACTTATTTGATACAGGATCGCAAATGGCAGTTCTAGTTGAAACACCAAACGAGACAGCAGACTGGAACAGTGATTCAAGTGCAACTACACTTGCAGCAAACATCCAAAACGAAGTGCAGGCACTGGGTGCAGGCTACGGAAATAATGGTTTTGGTGCAAATGCAATTACTGTAACAGTAAAAACTTCACTAAATATTTCATAATAACTTAGTTTCATATCTATCCAATAGGGCCGCAAGGCCCTATTTTTTTGATTAAATACTAGTATGGCAAAGAGTTTAGATGGCGTCCAAATTAAGAAGGCGCATACAAAGCAAAAATACACATTAGAGGAAGTAAAGCACCTTGAGGCATGCATGGATCCCAAGGATGGTCCACTATACTTTGCGAAAAATTTTATCAAGATTCAACATCCCACACTTGGAAGCATACCATTTAATCCTTATGGTTATCAGGAAGAATTACTACACGCATATCATGATCATAGATACACCATAGCAATGCTACCAAGACAGATGGGCAAGACTACCTGCGCGGCGGCATATCTTCTTTGGTATTGCATGTTCACTCCGGAAGCACAGGTATTGATTGCTGCACACAAATACACGGGTGCGCAGGATATCATGAATAGATTTAGGTATGCATATGAATCCATACCAGACTTTTTGCGTGCAGGTATCTATACCTATAACAGGAATACCATTGAATTTGATAATGGTGCTAGAATACAAGCAACCACAACTACTGAAGACACAGGACGTGGTAAATCACTTTCATTAATATACTGTGATGAGTTTGCATTCGTGCAACCACCCGAGAAGGCTCGCGAGTTTTGGACTGCTCTTTCTCCCACACTGTCAACGGGCGGTAAGGCAATCGTTACTAGCACACCAAACTCGGATGAAGACCAGTTTGCCATGATATGGACTGAAGCGAATAAACACTTTGATGAGTATGGCAATGACACGGTAACAGGTACTAATGGATTCTATCCTTTCTTTGCTCCATGGACGGAGCATCCGGATAGAGATGAAGCATGGGCCAATGAGGAACGTGCCAAGATTGGAGAAGAAAGATTCCGTCGTGAGTTTGATTGTGAATTCTTGATCTTTGATGAAACACTCATTAACAGTGTTAAACTAGCAGAACTAGAAGGAACTGAGCCTATTCTCACCATGGGACAAACTAGATGGTATAAAAATATCAATCCAAAAGCAACCTATCTAGTGGCACTCGATCCTAGCCTAGGAACGGGCGGAGACTATGCTGCGATACAGATATTTGAAATGCCAACCATGCAGCAGGTGGGCGAATGGAGACACAATCTTACTCCGGTGCAACAACAGATACGACATCTAAAATCCATACTAAAATACATATATGATCAGCAGACTGAAAAAGGAAATGCTAATCCTACAATCTATTATAGTTGTGAAAACAATACAATAGGTGAGGCTGCACTAGTTGTTATCAAGGATATTGGAGAGGAAAACTTCCACGGATTATTCCTTTCAGAACCAATAAGAAAAGGACATGTGCGTAAATTTAGAAAAGGGTTTAACACTACACATAAAACTAAAATAACTGCATGTAGCGGGCTTAAAAATGCTTTAGAGCGTAATAAAATGTCTATATACAGCAAGCCACTTATCTCAGAATTAAAAACATTCGTGGCACACGGTGTAGGGTATGGTGCAAAAACAGGTGAACATGACGATTTGGTGAGTGCTACACTACTAATTGTGAGAATGGCCAATCAACTTGCAGACTGGGATCCTCAAATATATGAAAAAATGACGGAGAGATTGACCGAAGACGAGTATCCAATGCCAATATTCGTATCTGGCGGTTTTTGATAAATACTTTACTATGGACGCAACCGGTAATATAGCAACAGATTTATTCTATAAAATTAGAAGCAGATTCACGGGTTTAAAACTGGGTGAAAGCACAGGTGCTATCACTATAAATCCTGAAAGTGCTAGATTTTTTGATTTTGATTACATCGAAAATGACAAGAACATAGGCCACGTAAGCATAAGCATTGCTGAGCCTAACAGCATGAAGGTTTATTTTTCGAGCGGTATTACAGAAGGAATGGATAGTGATCAAAAGAGCAACTGGTACGATTTCCTAAGAGAATTAAGAATGTTTGCAAAACGCAGACTACTGGCATTTGATACTAGAGATATAGCAAAGGATAATTTGGATAAAAGAGATTATGCATTTCTTAGCCAACATTCAATGCCACAATCGGATAACGATACAATAACAAAACCCGTCGGAGAAACAGTAATGAATGAGAGCAATCTTTATGGAACCAAGACACAGAGTTTCCAGAAGTTATTAGATACAAGATTAATTATTAAGCACAGCAAAAAACTTGCTGATGATTTTGAACAGAAGCCAGGAGATAGAAGCAGAAACATTTCCGCACTGTTCGTTGAAAACCAAGACGGGGAAAGATTTAAGTATCCTTTCATTCACCTTGCAGGTGCTAGAGCAATGCAGCGACACGTGGCTAACGGCGGGTTACCATATGACGCTATCGGCGAAAGCATTATCAAGATGAGTGAAGAGATTGCACAACTAAAGAGTTTTACAAACTACTGCGTAAGAAACGATCTAATGAATTCCGACACTAATTCGATCGTTGAACGCAGCAAGGCGCAATTGGACGGGCTGAGAGAAAGAGTTGCTAGACTATCCAAGCAGGCACACTATGAAAACTATGTGGCAGAATTCCAGGCACCTGAGGCAGTTGAAGTTCCAGATGACGTGATGGAAGAATACAAGGAAAAATTCACTGTTAAAAACTTCAAAGAAGATATTGCTAGTGCATTCCCTATCATATACAGACTAATGAAAGAAGAAGAAACAGTAGGCTATGACGACATAGTCGGTATGACAAACGAAGTTTCATCAATGGGAATGAATAAGTATGGACTTGCTGCTAAGAAAGTGGATGGCAAGTTTTATTCATACAAGGATGGAAAAGAAACAGGCGGACCATTTGATTCAATAGAAGAACTTAAAAAGCATCAAGAAGATTTATTGAACAATGAATCAGTATCCGAGGCAGATGACGATAAAGAAGAACAAATTAAAGCGTGGGCTGACAAGTATGAAAAACACATTGGCAACAATGGCGACCCGCTACCAGAAGGTTTCCTAGAATATATGATGGATACAGGTATTCCATCAGATTCAATTGAAACAGGCGAAGTTAAAAAATATGCTGAAAAATATGGTGACGAAGCAGCAAATGATTTAAGTATGGAACAGGTAGAAGAAAAACCAGAAGACTTTCCTATCACAAGTGCTTTCCTAGAAGACCTTGCTAAAATCTTTGGACACATTCCAGATGAAGACGAAGCAGAAGAAATTAATAAGGTATTAGGACACTTCGGTGAGAACACACAAGACCCAATGGCGGGCTTTGAAAACTGGGTTAATAACCTAGGTGAGGAATCCCCACTAACAATGGCTGACGAAGAAGAAAAGGCAGACATGATCAAAAAATTAAATGGACTACTAAACACAGAATTCCAAGCAGGCGTTGATGGCACAAATGCAATTACGAGTTTAGAAGGCATCATTGAAGATCCAAAACTAGAACAGGACATTAAGAAGGCAGATCCAGAACAGGATGTTCGTCCAATGGTCAAGGCTTGGGTTGAAGAAAATGCACCTGACGTATTAGGCGAGTTAGACTTTGGCGACATGGCGGATGAGCCAGCAGTTGGTGCAGATGAAGTTGAACCACAGCAGGAAGAAGGCGTTACCAACGAAGGTGGAAATGCTTGGGATATGGCAGTTACCGATGCTGAAGGCGAAGTGTTAGATTCCGGTTCGGAAGAAGAAGCAATAAAAAGACTTGAAGATTTAAAATATGGTAAAGATGCTGAGCCTGATGAACTTTTTGCCAACAAGGTCATAGATGACATGATTGAAAAGGTAAAAGAAATGGGCTTGGACAAAGTTCAACATGAATTAGATATGCGTGAAGGCAACGAATTTAGCAAAAAAGTTCAGGACCTAAAATCACAAGGTGCTAAGAAAGGCACTAAGTTTAAGACTTCAGATGGCGAAGAACATACACTGGAAAGCCTAGCAGAATTTATCAATTCATTCTATGACAAGAATACAGGCACTTTCCCTAAAGGACCCGAAGGCGTTTGTGTAATGGTGGACAAAAAGTTTGGCGAACAAGCGGGTAAAATTGCTCGTAAGTTTGTGGAAAGAATGGCACCGGCACAGGAACAAGGCGCAGAAGACTTAGAAGAACTGGGTAGAATAAAAGAACTTATTAAATTTTAATGATTTTACGTATTGATTTTTTACGTAAAGATGTTTAAATAATAGTGTAGTAGGAAACTGCTACACTATTTTTTTTGGTGAACTCAAATCGGACCTAGTGACGACTTCTCCGACGAACTGTTTGCATAAATCTCGAAAGAAAGGAGACACATTATGTGGACTAAACCAGAAGCAATTGAAATGCGTTATGGCTTTGAAGTTACAATGTATGTAATGAACAAGTAATAAC